AACGGATGTATTGTGGACTATTCAGATATCTTAGGAACTCCAACAAGTGTAGGCGGTTTATTATATGTAGATAGTTATGTGCGAAAAAATGGTACTGCGACATTCTTTTCATCAAAAGATTGGGACTCAGACTTGGATGACATTATTGCCGTTAAACATAAGGAGGATTAAAATGAGTCTTGTTTATGGATTAGCAATAATCATTATAATTTTTATTACACTGGCCCTTGACGAATTATAAATTGATGACAAATAAGATAGGAGACTAATCATGTTTATTGACTTTATCAACCAGACTATTTATGGCGAAAAAGGTATGTATCTTTCACATTTCTCAATCGATAAAGAGGTAGGAAATCATAATAAGTATATTGCATTTAAAATGTATATTAATATTAACGAATACCACAATAAATTAAGATACGATGCGAATACTATTCAAGAAGAATACCCGATTCTTGATGAAATTGTTAAGTATGTTACTAATTATTACAGTTCATTTAATAACCACAATGAAGATATACAGCTTGGGTATGATCCACATATTCCATCATATTACTATGATAAAATAAAAGGATGTTGGACTGTATATTTCTATAGAGAAACCGCTATTGACGAGATGCAAAGGAGAGAATTAAAATGACAGATTTTTTAAACTTAGAACCATACGAATATCGATTTATTTATCCTGACGATTATGATGAACACGAAGATCAATCATCTGTTTCTGTTGAACTTGATAACCTATCTGTTGTAGATACGGTTGACGTTACTAGTGGACTTATTACTTCAGGATCTGTTGTATATCTTAATGGACGATTGTACACGTTCTTTGCGTATAAGGTTTCAGAGTCTGACGAGCATGTTGGTCGACAAAAGATCTTACTATACAACAATTAAGACTTTCACACTTTTTACAGTTCTCTTAATGAAAGGAGTATTGTGTATATTAAATATTTATCAAATAGAGCTCGAGGGTCGAGAGCGTTCTCTATTAAGTTAGAGAAAGGTCGTAGGTTCAAGTCCTACTGTTTGATTAGTACTATATCGAATATAGCTCAGAGGTTAGAGCATTCGGCTATTAAGTTAGAGAAGGGTCGCAGGTTCGAATCCTGCTATTTGATTAGTACTTCATATACTCAATCCTTTTTCTTTTTTTGCACATATTTATTTTTAAGGAGGGTCATGCCAAATGACAGATTATGACAAAATTAAATCAAACCGCACAGCAGCTATCAATGAAAAAGATTTCAATGCTAAAACTAATTCTGCCACTACAGAAACACCACCTCAAGCACAACCATTAAAACTAAAAGGTGGAACTAGTGTTAAGAAGCAAAATCTATTCTTGCGTACTGTGCATGCTATTTTTCCAAATGGAGTTAAAGGTATTGGAGAATATCTAGCTCGTGATGTGTTATTACCTGCCATTAAAGATATGACATGGCAAGCGGGTAGCTCAGCATTGTCTATGCTTATTTATCGTGATAATTATCACACAGGATCAAATTCTAATATCCGTTACGGAGGAAGTGGTGGATGGAATACTCCTAGTCGTACTAACTATAACAATCGTGTTAACTATAGTAACTCATACAATCGTGCTCAGTCACAAGCAGAGGCTTCAATGGCGCCAGAGGATTCATTTGAAGATTTTGTTGAAGTAGAATTCAATAATCGTGAAGATGCTATTTACGTACTTGGTAAACTTGAAGAATGGGTACGACGTTATGGACGTATTCCTGTAGCAGAATATTATCGCATGGTCGATCCGACAATTGTCACATCATACACTATGCGTTCTTACGGATGGAATAATCTTGCAGGTAGTCGGGTTCGTCCAACTCGTGGTGGTAAATATATTATTGACTTCCCACCATTGACAGACTTGCAAATTTAAAGGGGATTAAAATGAAGATATCATCAACAAAAATACGTTATGCAGGATTATATGTACTGATTGGATTAATATTTGGACTAGCAATCGGATTAGGTTTGTCTTTTTATGACAAATGGGATAAACAACCTGTAGTATTTCACTATGCCGATAACTATTCTGGCAAATTATCTGGTGACATATATGATAAAAATGTTTACACCATTATTGATGAAAATGGTAATTATTATATTGTTCCTAAAGACACATACTACCATGTAGATAAAGGAGACGAATTAGATTCGATTATAAAATAAGAAATATGGATTTTATTATTAAATTTATGTTAGGGTGGGCTGTTGCTCGCGTATTGCTGTTCGTAGTAGCTGTTATTATAGCAGTCGTTGAATCAATTAGAATGAAAAATAAATATAAATAGGAGAAAATATTATGTCATTATTAAAAGTATTATCAGTAGGAAATGCAATTAAAGCTTCAACTAAAGCTAGTTTATTTATTCGTCGTAACCGTCCTATTATTGAAACAGGATTAGGACTTGTTACAATTGGTGTTAGTGTCAAACTTGCATTTGATGCTAAAGGAAAAGTGGATGCTATTACAACTGATGTTGAAGAACGCATTGCTAATGGAGAAGAAGTTAAAACATCTGAAACGTTATTACGTGTTGGTCTAGCAATGGCACCGTCAGTAGTAACATTCATGTGTGGTACAGGACTTATCTTGGATTCAACACGAGTGTTAACTAATCGTGTAAATACACTTGCAAGTGCTTTGACTGTAGCTCACAAAGAGAACGACCGTATTAAGAATTATCTTAAAGAAAAACATCCAGAAGTAGATACTCGTCCAGTTGAAGTAACTACAAAAGAAATTGAAGATGAAAATGGTAACAAAATCACAATGGAATCTGTAGAACGTCTACGCCCAGATTTACTTCGTGGATTCTGGTTCGACGCATCTGACTACTACGAACGTGATAACGTAGTCGGAATGCAAGCGTTAACTGTACAAACAGAACGTACACTTTACAACAAACTTATGGGTAAAGGTTATATCGAACTAATTGATATCTACAATCTATTCCAAGTGCCATTGACTGATATGGAAAAACGTGAAATTTACGGATTTGGTTTCACTGATTCTGATTTCTTTGATCTTGAATTCAACACAAACGATAATAAATTCTTTGATGTTGATGCTGTAACTGTAACAGACGATGAAGGTCGTGTACAAATCCCTTACGTTGAATGGCCAACACCACGTTATATTCTTTCATCTATTGATAATGAAGATGACGATTTGCGTGAGTATATTTACTGATTAAAGAAAAGTAATGTATATAGAGGGGTAATGTAGACAGTAAAGTTGCGACTAAATATGTATATAAGATGTGTTCTGTATACATCATTAGTAAACACTATTATTGCTCTTCTTTTTTGTTTTTATTTTATTAATGAGGAGAATTATTATGTCTAAACTAAAACTTATCGGATTAGGGTTTGCAGCTCTCAGCACTATTGGAGCTGGAGTTGTTGGAAGCTTAGGATATAAGAAGCTTAAAATGCAAGACGAAGCAATCGATCGTATGGTTAGTACATTGGAAGATGCTAACGACATGCTTATTAGATACGAAGATAAAGTTAAAGAACAAGCTGAAAAGATTGAAGCACTAAAAGCTGAGAACAAACGTCTTCGTAACATTTTAAATGAAAAAGAAGTAGCTCTTGAAACTTATGAACAAATGGAAAAAGATGTTATCGTAGATGAAACTACCGGTAAAGTGTCTTTTGAAGAAAATAAAGAATTTGAAGAAATGCGTAAACAAGGTAAAGGTAAACCAGTACCTTTTAATGTCTTCGCTAACCCAATTAACGAAGGTGGTACCTACACAAAAAAGTTAGATGATGAACCAGAAGAAGTACATAACTATTCTGAGTTCATCCACACTAACCAAGATGTAACAAATGTTTGGGATCAAAATCCTAGTTATGATACTGAGCAAGGTGATTTATCAGTAGAAATAGTTGAGGAGGAAGCTCGTAGAATTGAGGTGAGTAACAATATTATGAAACAAGAAATTGATAAAAACGGACAAGAAGTATTATTTTCATACTTTGATATGATTACATTCCCATATCGTAACGATGCCGAGTTCGGACTCGCTCGTGCAATGCAATTTGCAAACCACTATGGTATTCCATTTAATGATGGTAATAACGAACAACATTCTAAGTTTAATTTCAACCGCTTTGTAGGAAAATTGAAATCTCTATTTGACTACAACCTTGATCTAGAACAAGTATGCGACAATGATAGCGCTGTTATAGATGATCTTCTAGCAGTACGTAAACAATACTTCGGACCAGACTCTGTTCATTCACAACCAGATCAAATTACTTTAGGTGAATGGATTGACTATGCTATCAAACGTGTAGGTTATGATATGTATAACTTTAACTGGGCTGTTATGATGGACTATGTAATGAATAGCATTGGATGGTATACAGATAATCTATCAGAAGCGGATCGCTTAAATATCGTAGATCTTATTCAGAACCATAGTTATCACAATGACTACTACGATTCATATGGTCTCTTCCGTCTTATAAAAGGTATAGACCAATACTGGGGTGAAGAAGATGCTAAATATAGCTTACAATACTCTCTACGTAACGAATGGAACTCATTCTTGAGTCGTGTGTTAGACTATGAAGCAGAGCATGAAGATGATTAAAATGGGAGTAAAGTATGAATATTGATAATTATTATGTACCAAGCGATTACATGGTTGTGACTTTATATTGGTCTTGGGATGAATACAACACGTATGTACTTCCAAAAACAGAATGGCAAGATTTTCTAACAGCCTATGAAAATGGAACACATTGCTGGAAGTTCAAGAAATTCACTCAAGATAGTTCTATTCCTAGTGGAGGAGAAATTATAGATCTAAGTAAAGTTAAACGAGTCGCGTATTATTAATATAAAAAAAATAGAAAGGAGGGTCGCGGTTATTAATGACCAAAAAATATAAACCAGATTTCTATAAAATAACAACCGAGGGCCCATTTGATAAACGCTCTCAGTTTGACTATAAGGTTGATGTTGACTTCAACTATGTTTATAATGATGACTTGATTGTGCGTGGTGGTGCATTCGCTTACTATTGGGACGGCGAGCAATGGAGTAAGGATTTACGAGATATCGTTCTGAATATTGATGGTAATATTATGGCGGCTGTTAACGAAGTTAAAAATGAAAGCCCAGGTAGTACTATCAAATATGGTCTCGCTGAAAATAGCAACTCGGGTATCGTAACCAAGTTCCAAAAATACTGTCAAGCTTTACAAAGTAAAGATGTAGCATTCAACACTAAGATCTTCTTTGACAACCAAACACCAACTCGTGATGACTATTCGACAATACAATTGAATTATCATCCACAACAAGGTAAATGCGATAGCTTTGATACTCTAGCAGGAACATTATATGCACCTGAAGAACTAGATAAAATTCTGTGGGCTATAGGAGCGTTGCTTACTGGTAATATGCCTAAAATTCAAAAATTTCTATTTCTGTATGGTGCCGCAGGAACAGGTAAAGGTACCATGCTTGACATTATCAGTAAAATATTCCAAGACTACAGAGCTGACATTGATCTTGAAAAACTTACAAGTGGAAACCAATTCGGTACCAGTCAAATTGTTGACGTGCCTTTACTTGTGGATTCGGATTCAAAAATCGATAAGATTAAAAAAGATACCGATCTATTGAAGCTTGTATCGCATGAACCTGTTATGGTTCGTAAGCTTTATCAAGATGGATACTCGGTATCTTTTCAAGGTTTGTTGATTACGGCTTCGAATGCGTGTTATGATGCCAAGAATGTTAACTCTGGTATTCATCGTCGTGCTCTAGTAGTTCATCCTAGTGGTAATGTTGTTTCAAAAGACGACTACAACCGATTAATGAATGATATTAATTACGAGATACCTTACATCGCACAAAAGGCGATTGATCGTTACAATGAACTAGGGGAAGATTATTATGACAATTATCGCGATGAAGACATGGTGATGTATAGTGACAAATTCCATGCTTGTGTGCGTGAAAATCTTCCTTTGTTTACAGATAAAGATGGTATTACTCTCAACCAAGCTGCATCTATATATAAATCATATATTGAAGAACTAGGCTGGGAAGAAAAGGGTATTAAAGCAAAAGTTAAAGAAAGATTGCACGACTACTACCGGGACTATCATCAGTATAAAATGATTGATGGTGTTCGCTTAACACGATATTATTCAGGGTTCAAGTATGAGAAGTTTCCATTTTTAAATGGTGGCTCTAAACCTAAAAATCTTGTAGAGTGTAAGAAAAATGTATGGTTAAATCTAGCTGAGCAACCATCTTTATTTGACAAAGAAGCTGCAGACTATCCTGCTCAATTAGCTAATGAGAACGGTACTCCTAAGTATAAATGGGATACAGTCACTACAACTTTAAAAGATATCGATACTAGCGAGTTACACTATGTTAAAGTGCCTCAAAATCATATCGTTTTAGATTTCGATATGAAGAACGAGAAAGGCGAAAAAGATTTATCTCTAAATATCAAGGAAGCTCTTAACTATCCACAAACATATGCTGAAGTCTCAAAATCAGGAGGTGGATTACATCTACATTACTGGTATGATGGCGATGTTACAAAGTTGAAGAATTTAATTAAAGAAGATGTTGAGATTAAAGTATATACTGGCAAATCTTCTCTAAGACGAAAACTTATTAAATGTAACGATCTTCCTATTGCTCATATTGCAACAGGTTTGCCACTGAAGGAGAAAGAGGTTATTATGTATAAAGATATTGAAGATATTCATTGGACCGAAAAGAAACTACGCACATTCATTGAGAACTGCATAGATAAGGTTCATCATAGTGCAACCAAACCAGAAATTGATTTTATTTACACAGTGCTTGAACAGGCAAAAGACACTGGTGTTAAATATAATCTTAATGATATGTTAGATCCGTTGACTAAGTTTGCGATGCATTCAACAAACAATAGTGATTATTGCTTAGGTATTGTTAATAAGCTTACTCTATCTACGTACCAAACTGAAGAAGAAGTTGGTAATGGTAATGATGTTGTAGATGATAAAGATATCGTCTTCTTTGATATTGAAGTGTTCTCAAATCTGTTCTTAGTTTGTTGGAAGAAGAATGGATTTGAAATTCCATCTTGGGTCTATGATGACCTAATGGAAGGTATTGATAGACAAGGCGATATACAATCTTCTGATCCTATTAAATCTAATTGGTATAAAGAACATAATAACAAAGATTATGGTATTTGGGCTAACCCAACTGTAAACCAATTGGAATATCTATTGCAGTTCCCATTAATCGGATTTAACAACCGTAAGTATGATAACCATATTTTATATAATGCAAGTCTTGGTGCTACACCAATGGAATTGTATATGCAGTCTCAAAATATTATCAATCACACTGGTGATGGTGGTATGAAGCCTGCTGCTTATAATCTTTCATATGCTGACTTATATGAGTTTATGGATATCAAGCAGTCACTTAAGAAATGGGAAATTGCATTAGGACTTACTCATGACGAGTTTGAGTTCCCTTGGGATCAACCGCTAGCTATGTCTAATTGGGCTCGTTGTGCAATGTACTGTATGCACGACGTAGATGCAACAGACAAAGTATTCAACGATAAGCATGTAGGACAACCTGCCTGGATGGCTCGTAAAGTAATGTGTGAACTTACTGAAATGTCACCTAATACTAAAACTCAAACATTGGCTGAGAAATTCTTGTTCGGTGATGATCAACGACCACAAGATAACTTTGTTTGGTATGACTTAGCAAAAGAATTCCCAGGTTATACTTTTGATCCTAATCGTAAACCAGCTTCTGATTATCATGGTAAAGATCCTTCTGAAGGAGGATATGTATCATCAAAACCAGGTGTATACGGCGTATCAGTAAAAGACTACAATGCGGGTAATATTATAGATCCCGTAACAGGGCGTCGTAAGTTAGTTACTTATATTGACGTTGCCTCACTACACCCACACTCATTGATTGCGATTAATTACTTTGGTAAATATACTCCTAAGTTCCAAGCTTTGGTTAAATGTCGTATGTATATCAAACATGGACAATTAGATAAAGCAGCTAGTGCATTTGATGATATCGATCCAGCATTAAGTAAGAAGCTTTCTAGATTCTTAAATGACCCTTCATTGGTTAAAGGTCTTGCTCACGCTATGAAGATTATCATTAACATCGTATATGGTATGACTTCTGCTAAATATGATAATAAATTCCGTGACCCACGTAATGTTGATAACATTATTGCTAAACGTGGTGCTCTATTTATGATGATGTTGGAAGAAGAATTAAATGCAAGAGGATGTAATGTAGTTCACGTTAAGACCGATTCTATGAAGATCACAAACTATCTTCAAGAAGACATTCAATATGCTATGGATCGTGCAAACGAATTTGGTTATACGTTTGAACTTGAATGTATCTTTGACCGATTGGCACTGACTAATAAATCTACTAACATTGGACACATCGAAGGTAAACCTGAATATGATGCTCATGCCTGGGAAGCTGTTGGCGCTCAATATGCAGAACCATTTGTGTTTAAGAAATTGTTTAGCCATGAAGAACTTGTTGAAGAAGATTTCATGACGCTTAAATCTAGTACAGCTCCTATTTATTTAGGTGATAGATTTATTGGTAAGAATGCTTATGTATATGCGTCACTTACTGGTGAAGAATTATGTGCTATACGTGAGGAAAATATTGCTCAGTCTATTCAAACTAAGGTACAGAAACCTATTGAAAAATATCTTCCTAAACGCGATTATGAAGGACTACCTCTTGCTGAACAGGAAGCAAACCGTGTGGCTAAAATTTCTAAAGAGCTCATAGCTAGAGGATTTAATATTAGTCCAGAGCGTGTTCAAAATATTATTGATAATAACTTCCCTGAAACCAAAGTCTCTAAACGCAGCGCTCTAGCTGGTACAAAAGACTGGGCATGGAGATTATCAACTGAATATAAAGGTAAAGACGATATTAATATGGGCTACTATGGTAAACTTATAGATGATGCTGTAGACGATATCTATAAAGTTGGAGATGGAAATATTATTTTTGAAGGAACTAAATATGCTAGAGGCTAATTCTAGCTTTAGTTCTTTTTATTTTTTGGAGGTACATTCGTGAAATTCTTTAATAAAGATAGATTTGAAAAATTCAGCATTTTAATGGTAACCGAAAAAACTGTGTCGTATGATGAAGCTGTTTATCGTACACATTATTATGCTATTATGCCATATCAGGAACGTGATATTAATTATGCTTATAGAGACAAAGCGCGTGTTTCTCTAAATCTTGAAGACAATACTATATATGGATTAGACTTCGCTAACGTTACAAATTATTCTATTGCGCCTGTGTATAATATGGAGGATGTTGAACAACTAATCGTCCAACCAGGTGTTAAGAAAAATAAACGAATTAATATTTATGGTATTTCTAATCAGTTAGTCAAACAATTCAAGAAAGAGGAGGAAGAATGAGATAGCACATGGGTAAGATTAAAATATTTGATTTTATCGACACAAAAACAGGGGAGAAGTTCAGTGGAACAAAAATGGAGCTAGCAGCACACGCTGGAATCTCGAACTCGACAGTATGCGCACGGATTAAAACAGGGCGTTTAGTTGCCACAGAAATAGGCACGATTGACAACTCGCCAAAACTTATATTTACCAGAATTGTTAATGGGAAGCCAGATGTGTTTGTTGGGACTAAAATGGCAGCAGCTAAGTATTACGGTCTCACAGATTGGGGTTTTCGACGTGGCATCGAAAAAGGTGAAATTATCGTGGATGATAGTGCTATCGTCCATAATAATAATAATAATAATAAAAAAGATCCGCTATATTTCATTACCAACCGAAAATCAGATCCAGAAACAAAAAGAAAGCTTACTAAACGTATGTACGGCGTCATCTATGCGATGGGGATATAGTTGACTATTAAGAAACGTGAAAGAATATTAGGAGATAATATAATGAAGAAGTATAAGTATGATGCGAGCACTAGGATTAAAATAAAAGATCTTGCTGAAGGAAGTTTACTTGTTGACACTAGAGAACGTATATGGGTAGTTGAGGATGTTGTTGGTCATCGTCTCACTATTACTCATATCTGGGATCGCAATCATTATACCAAAGTTATTAACATTGGGAGCAAAGGTTGGTTATACGGTTTCTATCTGTATTAATAGGAGGATTTATGCCTATACAAGGAGAGAATATTCCAATTTGGATTGAACGTTTAAATAGATATTTAGGGGAGCCTACTACAAAGACTATGGGACGCCCACCTCGTAAGATTAACGAAGACTTGTTGATTCTTATGCATAACGAGGGAGACTCTAATAGGTCTATAGCTAGGCAATTAGGATTGAATAATAGAACTGTTGATAGACGAATTATAAAACTTCGGAAAGAGGGTAAAATTAAATGATTATTTTTTATGTTAATGACTTCTGTGATACATGTGGAAACTATATTAGAAACTGTCGTAAACAATATATTAAACGTTATTTAGAACCTTACGGTGTTAAAAGTAAATTTGTTAAATTCAATAAATCTAACCCTGTAACTAGAGAGTTCCTAATGAATGTGCTTGCTAAACAGGCAGAAGTAGATCGAGGTATTGAATCTATTGCTCGTAGAGGTATGTTCAAAATGTATTCTCCAACTCTTAAACAATTAGCTAAATACGATGTTGAAGCTATCCGGGATTGGAAGCTTATGCTAATTGAAAGAAAGCAACCTTTAACTGTTAAAAATGTAGTTGACTGGTTATTAGAACATCCGTTCTTTGTTAATACTTTTATTATGTATGATGATGAAACTGATATGTACTACACAACTCATATGGCTGAAGGATGTAAAGCAGCGTGTAAAAGAAAAGCTAGATCTGTTCGTAGAAAATTAAATTATGAAAGACTATTGTTAATGGAAGGCGTTGATCATAATGATGATGTTAGTAGTTCAGGACATGCTGATTTCTGGGCTAGCCAAGAAGAAGAATTTGAATATAAAGTTTTATAATGGAGGATTAAAATGAACAACGAAATTAGGGTTGAAAATTGGAATGGTTACAATATTAGGTTCATAGATCTTAATGGAGAATGGTGGGCTGTATTGGCAGATGTTTGTAAGCCGTTAGGGTTACAAGCGAAATTGGTTAAACAGCGTCTAGATGATAGGGTAGTTTTAAACTACCTATTAAATGACAGATTTGGTCGGCCGCACAACACACTTCTCGTCAATGAAATTGGTATTTATAAAACTATCTTCAAATCACGTAAACCAGAAGCAGAAGCTTTTCAAGATTGGGTATTCAGCGTTATCAAATACTTACGTGAGCAAACCGGTTTGGAAGGCTTTGAAGTTTTTCGAATGATGGATAAAGAGCATCAAAAGCAAGCCATGACTAGATTGCATAATGGATTATCAACACCTATAGATGTTGATTATATTAAAGCTAATACCATTGCTAATAAAGCAGTCTCAAACAAATATGGTTATCCAAAGATGGTCAAGAAAGAAGACATGACCCCACAAATGATGAAAGACCGAGAGCCAATAGTGGATGAAACTGTAGATCTAATGATAACAAAAGAGCGTTACAGTTTAGACTTCAGCGTAAGTGATGCTATTTACAACAGAGTGCAAAAGGAGGATTAAAATAATGTACCTATATGATGAAAATGGATTCCCTATCTCAATATCTACCACAAAGAAAGTTTATATAATTGCTACTGGAGGCAAAGTAGTAAACCTTTATACCCGTACTTTTGAAGATTTTTATAAAAGTTTATCCGATAAGGAAATTGAGAAACTATGGAAGTTAGCTATCACCAGTCTAGGTTTAGATGAGTCTCTAGAATATTCTACTCTAGTGCCATTTGAGTTTAAGTTTTTACTTGAGGAAGATGAGATTATTAAACCAACCATTTGGAAATATCTTATGACAGCAGTTGGATATCCTAAATATAAAGTTGTTCAATTAGATTACAAAGCTTTTGCAAATAAGCAAGCTCTATTGGGATTCGAGCGAGTGTACTTGACCAAAAGTGATGCTGAACATGATGCTTATGATTACCTATTATCTATTCGCCCTAATGAACGTACAGAAGGACGTCTTTATAATGAATTAGATTTACGAAATGTTAAACATGCTATATTCAATCTTGATGATAAGAAGTTGCCAATCATGATCTTTGCTAACAATCTAGAAGATACCAACCCATTCTCAAATGATATTAAGCAAATTATGATTAGACAACGAAAAGGATGTTTGCCAAATCAATTCGAAATTACAGAGGGAAAACTTGTATATGACGTTACCTATAACAATCCAACAAATAATTAATTACAACAACTTATAAGGAGATATGAAAATGAGATTGTTTGATAACTTTAGTAATGATTCAGATTTTACAGAAGAAGAAATGAAGACGTTAGAAATTCAGTATATTGAGATTTGCGCTCGTATTCGTAATTCAGGGCAATACTCTGAAGACGAAGCAGAAAGATTAATTGAGAGAATCACACGGGTTGGGAGATATCTTTACGATCCATGGAAGCCACACCTAATGATTAAATTTTATGAAGTAATTGACGAACTACTTGATTAAGGAGATGATTAAAATGAAAGAATACACACTTGAATCGCCATTCGATCCTAAATGGGAAATGTCACCAGAACAAATAGCAGAAGTTTTTGCTCACAATAAAGAGAATAAAGAACCTGAAGAGAAAGGCAACAAAGGAGAGGCTGAACCTGAGTTAACCGCGGAGAATACTGTGATCTCAGTACATACAGTTGAATCACAAGATCGATACCATAAACTATTGCTAGATCAAAATTATCTATCTTTACTTATATCTATTCAAGATCGTCTTAATAAGTTATATGAAGATCGTGCTAAGTCGACAGCAGAGATTGATAAAGATTTTATAGTTCTGACTACTGCTTTAAAAGCTATCCGTGCGAATGCTACTTCTTTATATGATTTAGCATTGAAGTCTAACTCAGATGTAGATATCGTAATGGTAAAAGACGTACTCATCGAACTTGCGAAAGTTTACAACTAAAATTTCTAGGGTGCGTCAATAGTACAAAAAACAGCCCTTATGATAGAAGGGAAGGGGAAGAGTGTATTGTTCTACGTTTATTATTCACCCCTTTCCTATTTTTTTTATTTCATTAATATATTATTTTTTTAAAGGAGGACATTATTATGTCAAACGAAAAACAAAACAACCTTATCGAACTACGTAACATTGGTGTAACTTACAAACACTTCTCTGGAGATGAAGTACGTTTACAAGATGGCCGTACATTGAACCGTAACCATGACCGTTACTTCTCAGCTGTTATTGAAGAAGGTACAGCACACGAACTTGAACAAATGGGATGTAATGTTCGTTGGCCACTAAATCAAGATGGTACTGTTGATACAGGTCGCAAACCTACAGTTCAAATCAAAGTATCATCTGGTCCAGATATCTTCTCAACAGTTCGTATGTTCCTAGTTGATGGAGATGCAGTTACTCGTGTAAATAACAATGACGACCTTATGCTTCGTAAAATGGACGACCTAGTGTTCTCAGGTATTAACGGACAAGGATGTACAATTGCTGTTATGCCTCGTGAATGGGAAGTCAACGGTAACAAAGGTACAACTCTTTACCTACGTGTTGGGTACTTCCGTCTTGCAGAAGATAACTTTGAAGATCCATTTGCTGAAGAATTTGGCACAGCAGGTATGTAATTATGACTGTTACTGTTGGGAAGATTACGTTATTACCTGAACAGGAGTCAGCTCTAGAAAAGATACACAACGGATGTATTCTTGTAGGTGGAGTTGGCTCAGGTAAGACGTTTACTTCTATTGCTTGGTATTGTTTAAATCATTCAGACAAACCGTTAATAGTAATTACAACAGCAGCAAACCGAGATATGATTAAGCCTGGTCATGAGAAATCTGACTGGGCTGAAAGTATCGAGGCATGTGGTGTAACCGATTATATAATTGACTCTTGGAATAACATTGGCAAATACCAAGCCGTTACTGATGCTTGTTTTATATTTGATGAGCAACGAGTAGTAGGCTATGGTAAATGGGCAAGGACATTCATTAAGATTACTAAGATGAATGAAGAAAACAATTGGATATTGCTTTCAGCTACGCCTGGAGATAACTGGATGGATTATGTTCCAGTATTCATTGCTAATGGCTTCGTAAGAAATAAATCTGATTTCATTTATAAACATGTTATTTATAAATCATATATGAAATATCCAGTAGTTGATCATTATGTTGGTGAAGCTACTCTTGAGATGTACCGTCGTAAAATACTTATTCAAATGGATGTAGCAAGAAAAACCAAACGACATCGTGAATATGTATATTGTGACTATGATAAAGATATGTATAGTAAAGTAATCGAAAATAGGTTTAACTTCTTAGATGACAGACCTATCGAGACTGCTAGTGAACTATCTGTCTTATTACGTAGAGTTATTAACTCTAGTAAAGATAGAATTGCTAAAGTTACAGAACTAATTAACAATCATAACCGCTCTATTATATTTTACAATTATGTCTATGAGAAAGAGATACTGATCAAAATATGCTCTGAATATGGCATTGAATATGGTGAGTGGAATGGTCAAAGACATGATCGTATACCTAATGGAGACAAATGGGTTTACTTAGTTCAGTACACAGCAGGCGCAGAAGGATGGAATTGTATCACTACAGATTGTATGATATTCTATTCCGTTAATTATGCGTATAAGAAGATGGAGCAAGCAGAAGGACGTATAGACCGTTTAAACACGTCTTATACGGATCTTTACTATTATTATATTACATCTAATAGTTCTATTGACCAAAAGATACTAAAAGCTGTTAACGATAAAAAGAAATTTAATGAGCGAGCATTCAGTGAAGAATTGTTCGGTGTTAATTGGATAAAAAAGGAGAAATGATCAAAATGGCTACTACTGAAATACCATTTGAACAAAAGTTTTGTAGAAAACTTCGAGGGTTGCATCGTGATCTTTATGTTATGAAGAATGATGCTAGTCTTATTCAAGGGTTTCCTGATAGAGTTGTATATTTTCGTGATAAATACGCGATCTTAGAGTTCAAGCGTTCGGAAAATGCGAGTCATAGACCTAATCAAGATTGGTATATTAATCATTTTAGTAAATATACATACAGCTCATTTGTCTATCCTGAAAACGCCGATAAAGTATTTCGTGAATTGTGTTCGTTCTTTGACTTATAATTAATTAGGGAGATGAGAGGCTAATTATGGTTTTTAATTGGAACGACCACTGGCGACTAGAAGGAAAGCATGCAATGCTAAGTCCATCTGGATACCATTGGCTAAGATATGACAAAGAGAAGATGCAGAACGTGTATTTAAATAACCTTCGTAAAGAGAAAGGAACACGATTACACGCGCTTGCATCAGAGATGATCAAATTGGGTGTTGACCCAACTAACGAACGTCAGGCATTAATTCAGTTTGTACTAGATGCAATGGGTTTAGGCATGGAGTCTGAACAAGTATTGTACTACTCTGACTATGTATTTGGTACAGCTGATGCAATTAAATTTGATGAGAAGACCAAGACCCTTTTGGTATTTGATTTGAAGACGGGAACATCGAAACCTAGTTTTGACCAGTTGCTAATCTATGCTGCGATCTTTTGCTTAGAGTATGGTAAAGCTCCTGAAAAGATGAACTTTGAACTACGTTTATATCAAGGTCGTGGATACAAAGAATGTTTCCCTGAACCTGTTGATGTACGTAATACTATGAACCAGATTGTTGAGATGGATTCAGTTATTCAGAAGATGAAATCGGAGGGATACTAATGGTTAATGCACTTCTATTTTCGATTATTGCTGTTCTATTAGTGTATGTAGCATTTAAATACTTTGGTATTTGGTTGGGATGTATGTTTAGTTTAGTCTATATGTTTTTGGTAGTTATCGTACCTATCGTATCAATTTTATTATTATCTTCAGTGATCGTTGGTATACTTAAGCTAATTATGTATGTATTAGTGTAGAAATGTGAAATGGGAAATCGCAGTATAGACTAAAAAATTTGCACTTTTGTGCATTTTTTATTACATCTTTTGAATTCAGAAAAGTGCAATTACATCTTTTGAAAGGTGTAATTAGCAATTTTTTGTAACATAATTGTAACATAAGCCGTTCAGAAAAGTGCAATTACATCTTTTGAAATCGAAAAAGTGCAATTAGAAGTGCAATTTTTTTTGTATATTTTTCCTTAAAAATGGCCATTTTTTGTATATTTTGCGGCATTTTGCCCTAAAAAATGAATATTTTTGCATTATTTTGTACAAATTACATCTTTACACTTCTATTTTCTATAAACTTATAATAATATATAGTAGTATAAATAAATAAAAAAGTGCATCAACCAAAGATGCAAAAGTGCAATTAACTCAAACTTTTACAAGAAAGGGGAATTTCGTGGAATTCGAATTCAATAAAGACTACAACGAGATAGATCTACAAGCAATCGATGAAATGGATTTTACTCGAGCTTGGGAACAAGTTTTACGCCATGATGGAATTTCCGAAGAAGGTATTAATATTCTGTTACACTATGGAGTTAAACGTCGTTCTGGTCGTTATCCTTGGGGTAGTGGTGAAAACCCATACCAACATGGTGATAATGCGAAGTTCATGCAAGCACGTAGAGAGATGCAATCTAAAGGTATGACTGAAGCTGAAATTGCAAAAGCTTTTGGTGTATCAACTGGCGCTGTTCGTGCTCGTGTTGCTATTGCCCATGAAGAAGAAGTACGTCGTCTTAGAGCAACTGCGAAATCTCTAAAAGAACACGGATTAAACCCACAACAGATTGCAGACAAAATTGGTAAGTCTCGTTCTTGGGTTGATAAAGAATTAAAACGTGATGAATCTAAAGAGAATGTAAAACGTCAAACATCTGAAGTCGCTGACTTACTTGCAAGTCGTGTAAGTAAAGATACTTACATCGACGTCAGTCGTGGTGTTGACATTCAAATGGGTGTCAGTAAAACTAAATTAGATAATGCTGTTAAAAGTCTAGTTGATTCTGGTGAATACGAAGTTATTAAATATCGTATTAAACAAATCACCAACCCAGATGGAAATAGTACTCCAACTGATATCCTAGTCCCTAAAGGTACATCATATACAGATGTTAGTCATCACACCGAGCGTATCAAAACTATGGATATGTCTTTGGATGGTGGTTCAACAACTAAGATCCAAGCAATTAATGTTCCTAAGTCTATTGATTGGAGTCGTGTTAAGATTCGCTATGCCATTCCTGAAGGTGAAAAAGGACATGGTAAAACCGATGTCGATGGTGGTCTTATGGATGGTACAATGTTACTTCGTCCTGGTACTAAAGATTTGGATATGGGTAAAAATAAATACGCCCAAGTTCGTATTGCTGTAGGTGGAACTCATTACCTAAAAGGTATGGCTATCTATGGAGACCCAAAAGACTTTCCTGATGGTGTTGATATTATCTTCAACACAAACAAAACTAAAAACAAAACTAAAGAAGAAGTTCTTAAACCTTTAGAGCGTGCTCTTGATAGTGATAACCCATTCAGTGCTACAATCAAAAGACAAAATGTTATGTTGGATAAGAATGGTAAACCTATTGTAGATGAAGAACGTACAGCTGCAGCTGAAAAAGCATTAGGCCGAAAACTTGGAACTCCTATTTATAAAACTGGTGCAATTAATATCGTTAATGAAGCTGGTGACTGGAATGATTGGGGTAAAGCATTGTCTTCTCAATTCCTTTCTAAACAACCAGAACCTGTAGTTCGTGAACGTCTTAAAGCAACTCTAAAAGAAGTTGATAAAGTTTACGAAGAAATTAGCAAAGTTGACAATCCAGTTATTCGTGCTAAACTTTTAGAAAGCTATAGTTCTGATCTTGAATCTAAACAAGTTCATTTGAAAGCAGCAGCTCCAAAAGGATTCGCGCCTCATGTTATCTTACCTGTAAGTAAACTAAAAGAAAACGAAGTTTACGCGCCTAACTATCCTGACGGAACACGAGTAGTTCTTATTCGTTATCCACACGCAGGTACATTTGAGTTGCCTGAACTTATTGTTAACAACAGTAAGAACTCGCCAGGTCGAAAGATCGTAGGTGATGCGTCTGATGCTATTGGTATTCATCCAAAGGTTGCACAGAAGATGTCTGGTGCGGACTTCGATGGTGACACAGCTTATGTATTGCCAAACAATGCAGGTAAATATAAAACTCGTCCAGCATTAAAAGGACTCGAAGACTTCGATCCTAACATGTATGAAGACAAACCTGGCACATTTAAACCGTTGACTAAAGGTACTTCAACCAATAGAGAAATGGGAGTCATCAGTAACCTGATTACTGACATGACTTTGAAAGGTGCTTCGGATGAAGAGTTAACTCGAGCTGTTAAACACTCAATGGTTGTTATCGACTCAGCTAAACACAAACTTAATTACAGACGTAGTGAAGTTGAGAATGGTATTCCAGCCTTGAAGAAAAAGTATATGGCTCACGTAGATACAATGGACTATGGATCTTATAGTCGTTTCGATGAACGAACTCGTAAGACGCAAACAGTTCAAGATGAAAAACGTTTCCGAGATGTTATTACTAAACGTGTGAAAACATCTGGTTCTACAATTGTTTCTCGTTCTAAAAATGATACAGTACAAGTTGCTGGATATGATGTTGAAGTTAAAGATCCTAAGACTGGTAAAACAAAAACAGTTACTAGAGGTAAAGTCGAAGTACCTTTGATCACAATGGTTAAAGATGCTCGTGACTTCTTAACTCCATCATCAGATCAACGTGAGAAAGATTATGCTAACTATGTTAATGAATTAAAAGCTCGTAAGATTAAAGTAGATGAAGAGCGTAAGCTTATTAAAAATGTTAAGAAAGATCCTAAGGCTGCACTAATCTATGCAGACGAAGTCGCTTCTCTTGAGGCTAAGCTTAAGGATTCATTATCTAACGCACCTAAAGAACGTCAAGCACAACTCTTAGCTAAACGTAAAATTGATAAAGAAATTAAGACTCGTGGTGAAGGTAATCCTATCGATAAGAAAGAGCTTAAGAAGTTACGTCAACAAGCAATTACTACAGCTCGACAAGAAGTTGGCGCTAAACGTAATCCAGTTAAGATTACTCCTGACGAATGGGATGCTATTCAAGCCAATGCTATTTCGCCAACAATGTTATCTAAACTTGTTAGAAATATGAATGATGATGAATTAAAAGAATTAGCAACACCTCGTCCTAAAAATACAATTGAAGGATCTCGTTTATCTAAAGCTAAACAGTTACATGCTAATGGATATACTTATGCACAGATTGCCGAACTGTTAGGTGTGTCAACTACCACAGTCTCTAGAGCAATCAATGGATAGAAGGAGATGGTTAACCTATGAATGATTACATGCTAACAACCATGGACAACCCTCACAATCCATGGACTGAGTATGAAGACTGGTATCTATGGGATCAACAACATGGATACAACTTGCCTGGCTACTTAGCTAGGATCTATGACACTATCAACACTGACCCAACCAACCTAGAGAACATGGTCGCTTGGGGACAGGCCACTCGTGACATCGTTGACCACAACATCTATGGCAACATCGTCCTCGTTAAGAACCCTGAGCTTGATAAGCTCTCGCCTGAAGAAGAAGAAGGTTACGCCGAACCAGACGTCGCCCTCTAATCTTCATAGGCATAGGGGGGGG